CTACCAGTCCAATACCACTCGGTGTACATCCCCTGTGGAAGAACGAACCGTGCTTGTTCTGGTGCAACTCCACGCTTCAAAAGATAGTTGTATGACTTAAGACATTGATTAATTGCTCTACCATAAGAAATAGATGAAATAGCAGCACCTTCTCTTACCATGAAATCTTCTGATCCTTGCTTTGCTCCACCTGTTGGTTTTGTTCTCCAAGTTGGTTCATAAAACTCTGGTTCAGTTGCAACATAACGGCGACTCACTTCATTCTCCACAAACCCTTGCTTGTGTTTGAAACACTGAGTCCTAATAGAGATGGGTGCCTTGATTCGTAGGGTGATCTGCGGATGTGCGAACGGTGTCCAGTGGTCGTGGGTTGCAAGATATTTGATGAGTTTGGCGTCCTTGTTTGACAAACAAGGCATTCCACCATGATCAATATCATAATGACTTTCGCTAGAAAATGACACCCGTGCTGCATTCGCAACAGTTAAGTCACCACCCATATGGTCAACGAGTTCAACATGTCCGTGGTCTAAGACTTTCATTATGCCTTTGCCCTTTTACTCGTATCGGGTTTAAACTCTTTGCCGTCATTCAATTCTTTATATGCGTCCGCAATTACCACCCAGTTCTCTCCAGAAATGTGTCTTGGATTTCCCCACATCCATCCATACTGTAAAACTGCACTTAACGCTTCCTTCAACTTCTTTTCGTTCATACTTTCCTCCATTCACGAAATCTCAGTGTTGCTTCCAATCCACTGAATGTGTTATCATCAATCATCTTCTGTATTTTACGGGTGGACATTTTGTATGCAAGGTCATTGATGTCCTTCTCTTTGATTCTGCAATATGCTTTTGACGAACATCCGTTGTCTGGCCAGATGAACACATCCCGTCCCATCTCAATCAACTTCTCAACGTATGCATTCACCTGTCGGTTGCGTGGTTCGTTGTCCATTATCCAAGTCATCTCAGAATCTACGAACCGAGCAGGAATGTTTTTCAATGCACCAGCACCAACGATTGCAACACAATTCTGAAGGAACATTGAATCAATTGGTCCTTCTACCACATAGACTCTCTTCTTTGGATTGGTGCGCCACATCCCATACCACAAACGGTCGATGGACTTGTCACCCTTGACTGTTAGATATTTGATAGTCTGTCGTGCGTTTGCTTCGTCTGTCATGTTTATTGCACGACCCTGTGCGCCAACCACATCTCCATGACTGTTGAAGAACGGAATCACCAATCGTGGCTCTGCTCCGACAGGAAGACAATCTGGATCCAACTCCTTCATAAAGGAACCGAAATCCTCTGTGAAGTATAGATACCTCCAGAACTGATTCGGGATGATTCTCATGTTTGCAAAGATTACAGCAGGATGAGTATCAGGAAGATCAGTAAGAACGTCCAACCTATCAAGGATTTTATCTTTCTTTTTAAACTTAGGTTTTGAATCTTTGAATTTAAACAAATCCTCTTCCTTGGGTTTCTTATAATTTGATCTACCGTTTTCACCGTTTCGGTATCTCTCTAGAGAATATTCTTTACAGAGAGAAGGTGAAACTTCCTTTAAGAAATTATATAGGTTCATTCCTGCGCCACAGTTGTGACATTTATAAAAGAAATCATTACCTTTCTGGTAGAAATAACCTCTCGCTTTGTTCTTGTTCTTTGTTGAATCTCCGCAGATAGGACATCTAGTATTTGCAAGATTATCTTTCTTCCATGCAAACCTTTCCAGTTGTGGTGAAATCATATTGATGAATTTCTTGTCTATGAATGTACTCATTCACTATACCTTCCACTCAGAAAATTTCTCTTTGGATGTTTTAAACTTCTCATCAAAACTCTCACCATCAAAACCAGAACCTAGTGTTGACGTGCCGCTCTGATTTGATTGAGACAATCCCGCCTGTTGATCTTTCTTTACGTCATACAGTTTCATCTTTGCACGGTTGATTCCAAGAATGAATTTTCTATTAACCACCGTGGTATTATATCGATTCTTCAACTGCTTCACAAGAACCTGATTTTGTTCATCTAGTTCTTCTGTTGCAATCAACGCAATCATGAAATCCGCAGTTGCGGGAAGTCCGAAAGATTCTGATGTGTCTTCAAGACTAACATCTGTGCTTGAAAATCCTGCTCTATTTGTCTGTGTTGCAGACCACAACGGGACGTTATATTCTACTGCAAGTCCACGAAGTTCCTCTGCGATTGATTTAACATATTGATAGGTATTGATATTGCCACCAGACTTCAACCTTGCAGATGCACAGATGTTGAGATAATCAATGAATATAATGTCTGGTTTAAACTTCTTCTTCATTGCGAGTTCATCCAACAAAATCCTAAAGTGATTTGCATTAGCGGTTGCAGTTGGGTATTCTTTGATGATTAACTTACCTGTAATCCCAGCAGTCTTTGTGTTTAGTTTACTGTCATAAATTTGTTTGGGGAGATCTTTCAGATCATCCATCGTAATGTCCATGAGATTCGCATCAATGCGTTCTGCAATTCTTTCTTCTGCCATTTCACATGTGATGTAAAGAACATTCAAATTTTGACTCAAACAACTTGCTGCATGATGACACATAAAGAGAGACTTACCGACTCCCGTTCCCGCCATTATGATGTTGAGAGTCTTTGGTGTTGTCCCACCACCAGTGATTGTATTGAGGAAATCTAAGTCGAAGGGGACTTTTTGTTCGACTCGGTGGTAGAATTCAAATCGTTCGTCTGAGTCTTCGATGTAGTCGTGTCCGATGTGGGTGTCGAAGGAGACCGAGAGTGCGTCCGAAAGGATGTGTGGGATTGCATTCTCTGTCTTTGACGCTGACTTCCCATCGATGATGTGAATTGATTCCATAATCGCATTATACACCGCCTTATCTTTACAGAAGTTTTCAGTTTCTTTTAATAACCATTCTTGATCGGGAAGAGTTTCCTTCTTCTCCAGACTATCTAGTATATCCGAAATGCCCTTATATTCATCTTCTGTTATGCTCTTGCTTTTATCTAGATTAATTGATATCGCCTCCTTGGTAGGGAGACTATTATACTGCAAAACAAAATCACGAATGCTCTCAAACAGAACCTTCTCCTGTTTGCTGTGAAAATAATCACTCTTCAGGAATGGAATAACACGACGAGAATATTCGTCATTGTGTATTAAATTCTCTAGAACAACAAATTCAATCGACTTCACTTTCTTCTTCTACCTCCGGGTCTGTCATTGCAAATGTAGCAATAGGTGAACCTGATCGGAGAAAATCATCTCCAAGTTCATGTATCTCTTCATCAAGCACTTCAACCACAATTTCACCCAAGAAGTTAATAAACTCTTGATCTTCCGTGATGTTGTTGGGATTTTCAATAATGTCATAGTTGAAATTACAACGAACATGTTCTCCATTTTCTGAGAAATTGATTTTACCATAACGATAAACCACCCCTTCATATTTCCCTTCGATAATTTTGATCGGTAGGTTTTCATCCAACCCAATTGATGAAGTCTCATCATACTCATATTTTTTACTCATTGTGTGTTTCCTCCTGTACTTTACCATACTTAAACTCTATTGCAACTGCTTCTTCTAGTCTTTCCATCACATCCTCTGTGAAGTACTTTTCTGGATTACCGTTAATTGACTTCTCAAATGCAGTCTTACCATCTGGAAGTTCGATGCGAGTTGACACCTTCTTAAATATATCATATTTGACTGCAATAGGAACCAATCCGTAATGGGGATTTAATCCAGTATCGTAGTTCAACTGCACCTCTACCTCTTTGTTCTCTTTGGTGAGTCTTCCTTTGTAGAGTTTACATTTGATAATATTACCAATGATGTCATTACCTTCCTTGTCCTTCTTCTTGGATAGATAGACAATAGTAGATGCAGCATACTTTAATCCTGTACCACCGCCCATTTCTTTCATTGGAACATATGCACCAATGATGCTATAGGTGTGATTAGTCATCACCAACGGAATTCCTGCTCGTCCCAACTTCAATGTCAACACACGGAATGTTGCTTTGATGACTTGCGCTCTTGTCATGTCTCGGGTGGTCTTTCCTTCTGATGTATCGGTCATTTCTTTTTCGGTTGACAACATCCCTAACGAGTCCAACACAACCATCACTGGTTTCTTGTCCTTGGACTCAATGTATTTGTCAACAATAGAAATCGCTTGATGACGAAATGATTCTACCGTTGCAACGGGGAAGATAGCAAAACGATTTGCATCCATCCCCCTCTCACCAATCATGTCACTCGTTACCGCTTGCTCGGTATCGAAGTAAAGAATGACACCATCGGGGTTATCATCAAGAAACTTCTTTGCCATCCCAAGTGCGAAATACGTTTTGCCTGTTGCCGATTCACCCGCGAGCGCGATGATTTTATTGTTGGGAATCCCGCCGTATAGGGAACCGGACAACAGGGCATTAAACGCATAAGAACCAGTATCAACAAAACCAGTAATGTCTGAGCCTTCAACTCCATCAGACACAACACCAGCGTATTCGTTGCCTGAACTCTTAATAATATCTTTCAGAAAGTCAGTCACTCTTTTTTCTCCTAATCCAAAAACTCGTTAAGATCTGGAATTTCTCTTTTATTTTTGAAGCATTGTAATTCGGGTGCTTCTAAATGTTCTGTTGGTTTCACTTTATCAATAGTCAATTGAGTAGAACATTTTGAATAAACATCGTGAGGGTAAAAATAAATATTATGTGTTACGGGATCCACTCCAACCATCCAATCAATGTTGTTATCCCTGTAGTATCGTCTTCCGTCTGTCAACTTCAGAACAATTCTTGGTCTTTCACCTTCCATGACAAGACCATTTGTTGCAACATGCTTACCACCCTGTCTCGTCAAAGTTTTCACCTGATAAGTGACACAACCAAGATCTTCATGATATACAACCAAATCTGCCATTCCTTTACCGTGTTGTGCAGTAAAGGCATTCCATCCCTGTCCGGTAAGATATGATAATACAATATCCTCACACTCGTTACCTTTTAGTTGTTTTACGTTTCTAGGATTCATTCTTCTTGTTCTTCTTCTGTAATTTGGTTCGACGGCGTGGTTTCGGGTCAATCACTTCTGCCCAAGGGAACCACATTTGCTTACCCTCTGTCATAAACGAAAACGTCATCTGTTTGATAAATTTATCCATAGGTGTTCCTTCTATCATGAATATCTCTCCATTTCCTGTATAGCATACTCTAAGTCTTTACATTTGTCCAGTGCCTGTTCGTATATTTGTGCAGAACAGTTTTCATCTTTCTGCATATTTAAAACTTGCCTCTTTGATTCTTTCAATGTGTTTTCTAATACTTCGGTTATTAGTTTCTTCACCTTATACTCTATCATTATATTCATGCGAAAAACTCCTCTAATGTTGAAACCTGTTCCCAGTTCCACCCTATTTTCTCTAATATTTTCTTGATTGGTTCAAGAAATGCTTTCTCGAATTGTCTATCATAATCAATATATTCCTCAAGTTTAAATTCTTTCGGAAGACTATTTGGAAACGCAATCACCTGATCTTGCCCTGCAACACCACCTGTTGGATTTGGTTTTATAAGATGTAAGAATTTGATCTTATCACCATCAATGATCTTTCTATATTTCCTTCCAAGTTTCAACTTGTCAATATAATGGTTGTATATTAGGCTACCCTTGACTGCAATGGGTGTTGATTTTTGGTAAATGCTTCCTTTATCAGAATACTTATCCATCCCATTTACCCCTCGGGGGAATGCGATATCTTCTGGTGTAAACGTCTTAAACTTCTCTCTAAACCCTTCAATGAATTCTATCACCGAATGTTCGTCTGTGGTGAGAATTAAATTGATTGCTTCCTTCAGAGAATCTCGAACCACCTGTGGGGTAGAACTTCGTGTAGTTTCAATTCCCATGATCTTCTGCTTTGGTGGATCATAACGAACACCTTCCGAATCATGCACACGCATCATGTATCGTTTCTTTGCAGTCCAAACTCCCTTGTCTGCAATGCACTCTCTATCCATCACCATCTTATTTTCATATGCGTTCATTATGCTTGCTAATTCATCGTACTGCTTCCTGATGAATGGGAGAATAATTTCCTCTGATGCTTTGTCGAGGAATTCTACTATTTCTTTTTTGGTTCGGCCCAGACAAACTTTGTCCACAAGATTACCAAGGCGCAAATAAACACTATCCGTATCACTAGCGACAACATAATCATAATCCTTTGTGTTGATTGTTTCATTCAGGAACTCGTTGAGTTTGTTTGCAATCCATTGGATGCTTAATTGTCCTGATAGAGTAATAGCCTCTGCTAAATCTGTGTCGTAATATCTAAACCACTCATTTCCGATTGCACCATAAGCAGAGTTGAGTTGAATCTTCCTCACCAACTGAAAGTTGTTATACTTGGCAATCTCTCTGTCGAGTTTCTCGCACATTACCCCCTTACCCATAGCAACAGTGTTGGATTTTATAACCGATTGTCGTTTCTTCTGACATTCGATCATTTTACTCTTGTACATCTTACGCTCTTTGTACAACTTCTCCATTAGCGCAGGAAGAAATCCCTGATGTTCCTTTGTGTAGCATGTTCCATTTGCAGCAACAGAATAATTTTTATCAGTATGTACTTTAATTGCATCGGGAACTGAACCACTTGTATTTGTGAGTATAGAATTTGGTGTAATCATAAAGTCTTGTGGTTGATCTATTTTTGTTTCAGGGCTGATGTTATAATGCATAATAAGGTGTGGATACAAACTGTTCAAATCGAATGACACAACCCAATCATGCATCCCTGTGATTGGTTCCTTTACATATGCACCTGCATATTGAGCATTCTTCACACCTGTTGTCTTTGGTGGAATTACAATATTGTGTTCCATTAGGTAGTGGTAAATGATACAGTCCCACGTTCGCACTTGTCCAAACACATCTGCGAAATTCACCTTCGCTGAATATGCAAGAGATACTGCTAGTTCCAACAACTTCATTTTATCTTCGAGTTTGAGGACCAACTCAACGTCCTTCACGTTATACTCAACGAATCTCTCGAAGTCCTTCTTGTAAAATGTAGCCATGCTGTCATACTCATCATATGATAACTTCTTCTCACCCAACTCCACGAACGCAATATGATCCAAGCGATATGACTCTTGATTAACATATGTGAACGTTTGATAAAGTTCATAATAATCTAACGTTGCAATTCCAACCAATTCGTATGTCTGATTCTCACGATTCATCTTCTTGATGTTTCGTTCTTTAAGAATCTTCCAAGGTGACATTCGTTTTGCTACTGTCTCTCCAAGAACTCTAGACAAACGATTGACGAGATATGGAATGTCGAAGAATCTTACGTTCCACCCTGTAATGATATCTGGTGATTCAAATTCCCACGTTGCAAGAAATGATTCTAATAATTCTTCTTCATTGTCGAATTGAAACTGTCTCAGTTTCCCATCGTATGGTGACTCTGCAAGATTAAATTTACCCAAACCATAGACGTATTTCCATCCATTATAGTCCACTGTGATTGCATTGATTTTCTCATTTGCTTCTTGTGGGTGTGGGAAACCATCTTCAGATTCACACTCGATGTCTATTGTTGCAACCTTGATCTTTGAAAAATCATATTTAACTTCACCCTTATAGTTTGCACCGATGAACTGATATATAAAATCATTGTTCCCATAAATCTCAAACCCATTTACGCTTTGGTATTTGTTGATGAACTCTCTGGTGTCTGGAATGTTTCCCGGTTTAATTGGTTCAACAAAGACACCATCCAATGTTCTAAATTGTGTTCTCTCTTTAGATGGAACAAACATTGTGGGGTGAAATTCTTCTTTTATGTTGAAGGGCGTTCCGTTCTCGTCCCTACCTCTATAGAAGATATATTTACCCCGCATTGCTACGTTGGTGTAATAATTATTCATTCTTGTCTTTTAGATATCCACTAAACAAAACCATATAATTAATAATGTCAACCACAGCATCATGGTAACTTTCATTATCAACCTTCAGGGTTCCAGCAGACGTAAACGTAGAGAGTCGTGACAATTTATCACATACCCGAACAAGAAACCCCTGTTCTGTGCTACAGATTCCCATATCCTCTGAACGAGTAAAATTTGCAAAAGGAGTGTCCCCACCTTCTCCTGCATAATCATGATTTTTCTTTTCCATTAACGACAATGCTTCATCACAAAGTTTCTTGTGATGGTCAAACAATTCTTTACGATTCATTATATCTTCCTTGCTTCATAATCATGTTTCCTACCTTTCCAGGCACGGTTAAATTCATCTGCTTCTTTTGCTGCTTCACGACGCAACTTAAATCTAGACTTCCTAGTAGGAGAATCCATCATCCATTTCTCTAAAGACAAAACCCAGATTCCCCAAGGTTTTGATTCTCTTTTCGCCATCAGGTCACTCCAGTACTACCAAAACCACCGATACGTTCGGTAGTTTGCTCAGGTTGTATTGTAGTCTCTTTTAGAGAATAGTCAAGTGTTTTCTGGAGTTCCCCTTGTGCTATCCTCTCGCCATGTTTGATACGAATTTCATCGGCACTGGCGTTATAGAGCATCACATATGTCTGATGATAATAATCAGAATCAATGATCCCCTCACTATTTGGCATAATCAATCCTTGCTTGAGAGACACACCTGACCGGGGATGGAGGCGAACAGAATATCCTTCTGGGATGTCAAAGATGAGTCCTGTTGGAACAAGCACTCTTTCTGCTGGATGAAGTTCAACGCCAGTATAGAACGTACCACCACCTCCGGCCCACATATTAACCTTTCGTTCTTCCTTCTTGTTGTCCATCGTATAAACCACCACCTTTGGATTCTGTCGTGTGGAAATTAACTTCTCTCCAAAATGTGCATAAATGTCAAAACAGGCTGCACCATGAGTCGCAAATTCTGGCGCAATAACATCTTCATATAATTTGTAGTATTTTAACATAATATAAGTTCCTTTTCTAACTCACAGAAATTCTTTCAACCAATCTGTTTCCACACGCCAATCCAATTGCAATGTGGTGTATATTTTCCAATAATAAATTCATCATACTCTTCTTTTGTCATATTGTTATCTGTTAACCAAGTATCAAACCATGCCACATCATAATGACTTGTTGGTTCCCAAGTCTCAATATCATCTTGTATAATATTAAATGTACCATCTTTAGGACAACTATTCCACACCAAATCTATAACTTCTTGATTTTTTTCTACTATTGTTACTGATGTAACATTGGGATTGTCTATTAATTTTTGATTCACAAACCCAATACCCAAACCACCAATTAGAACATTGCCTGTTGCATTGTCCCACAATGGTTGATGTTCATCATATTCGTGTGTGGTATCCTGCATAATATTATCGATACCATCTTTATATAAAACAGTATAGGTGTCTTGTGGTTCATCACGGCCTGCAACATGGTTTGTGGTAACTTTTTGAATAGAGAAATCACCACTTGTGCCTTCAGGAATATTAACTATTATTCTACTCATCCGTATGCCTTTACAATAACTTTTCCGTTTGCTCCTGCTTTACCAGCGGGATGGATAGAACGACTAGAAGCACCGCCGCCACCACCGCCTGGAACCGTTCCAGCAGTGCCATCTCCAGAAGGATTGAATGTTGCTCCATTACCACCTGCTCCACCATTTGGGTCTGCACCATCACCACCATCACCACCAGAATCGGTCACGCCGCTGCCGCTGACATTGCTGCCAGCATTTCCGTTTGTGTTTGTGTCTCCGTTGGTCGCCGTGCCTGCCGCACCGCCTAGTGAAGCAGTATCACTTTCTCCACCACCACCACCACCTGCACTAACAGAAGAAAAGGTTACTATAGTCACACCGCTTCTTTTATGTGTATTAAGGGTTGTTGCACCACCAGCAGTACCTGCATTACCACCATCTGCTCCACCTGCACCACCAGCAGCAATGGTGAAATTTAAAACATCACCCGCTTGCATATTTGCACCACCATAATACGTTTTCTTCAAGTATGCACCGCCGCCACCACCGCCGCCGCCGTAGTCAGTCGAGCCTCTACCACCACCTACTGATGTCCGACCTCCTCCACCACCACCTGCACCCCAGCATTCAATTTCAAGATAAAGAACCCCAGTAGGAATACTTAAATCCTGACTACCAGTAGTAGTCATTACATTAGTCTGTAAAAGTTGATATTCTCTTGTGGTTGTTGCTTTGCTTGCGCCTAACATGATATAATCCTACGAGAAGTTGATTCCACCAACGAATCCATAAATTGTAGTTCCTGCATCGATTGTCATGAATGAAACAATGTCTACACCAGATGATGTGAGTGCGGGTGCATTATCACCCGGCCATTTTACTGCGGCGTTCCATGTTGTTGTGTTTGCACCACCGTTTGTAATAATTAGTGTAACTGTTCCTGCGGCACCAGAAGCAGGTGGATTAGTGAAACTCACCGTAAGGTCATCTGCGAAAGTAAAGGATTGAACATTACCACTTTCAAAATCAACATTGAAGGAAGCACTCTTGCTACTAGTTGCTAATGCAGTCTCAGAATAATCTTTAAATTTTGGTCTTGAAACTTCATTATCACCACACGCGATACCACCCGCAGGTTGCAAGGATATGTCACCTGCACCTGTCACGATGTTAGCATCAGTTCCATCATGTTCAAATCTAATATACTTAGTTGAACCTGCATCGAAAGAATACACATAGAGATTTGGATTGTCGTGGGTGACGCCAGGAGACCTGGATGCAAGACCGAAATGACTGCTATGTATTAGTGCTAAAGAACCACTACAATCATCAACGGTGTCAGTTGATTTAACCCCAATTTGAAGAGTATTGTTACCAGTAGAAGTGTGTCTTATTCTAGAATGAGAAGTACTTCCGAAAGTGAGATTCGTATCGTCATTGATCACCACTGCTGCATCAAACCTGATGTTTTTTCCACCAGAATCATCAGACGCCTTAACTGTGTCTACAATTACTCCATGTCCCCAACTACTGAAGTCAAAGTTGAGTCCGTAATCAGCGTCACTTGTTCCCTTTGGCATCATCCTAACATTGTAGGCACTTGGGTTACTAATGTAATCATTATTCTGTAACCCGATGTGGCCACCACTGGTTATTCCTTGAGCAGCATATAATGTACCACCAGCAGTAATACCACCACGAACAGTCACTTCAGCAAAAGTTGCACCACCAGCAGACATTCCTCCTGCAACATGGAAAAGTTCTTGGGGGCCTCCTGACCCGACATTGATTCCAACACCAGAATCATTTGCAAAAATAGGATGTAAGCCGGAAGGACCTCTTACTTTAAAAGTGTGGCCAGAAGAAGTATCATAATTGAATGTTGTATCTGATCCAGACATGTATAATTTCAAATTGTCGGCGACCTCTGCTTTTAAAGTGGTGACAGGTGAGAGAATAAGATTAGTTGCACCTACAGTTAAGTCATCACCACATGTTATTCCACCCCCGCCAGTTATTATGATGTCACCACCAAAGGTTGCACCGCCGGCTCCAAATGTCACTCCAGCCAAGTCAACATAGGTGGATGTTCCGTGAAGGAATCGATTTCCACCTGCATGTATTGCAACATCATCAGTTGTGAATTTTAGGTAAGTATCAGGATCAGCATAATGGCGAAGAGTTTGAAGAATATCAACAACCTCCTCATGTAGAACTATTTGATTGCCGGTCTTATTGAACTGAATTTGACCACCTGCTGGTCCAATTGCTGCGTATTGTGTTGGTAGATATATGCTACCACCAAATGTAGCACCCTGGTCAGCATATAATGCACCAGATGCAGTAATCCCACCACGAACATCTAAAGTCTCTGTTGGAACAGATGTCCCGATTCCTATTCTATTGTTTGTGTCATCATAGAAAAATGCAGTCGCACCCCGAATGTTGGAACCTTTTTCATAATAATATGAAATCTCGCCGGTGTTTCCCTCTACATTACCGGTCTCAGTTGCGGCACTCTTTTCCCATGCGTTACCATTCCACTTCCATGTGGTTGTTAGATAAGTGTATAGGTCATCTGTTGATGGTGATAATGGAAAATTAATTGCCATGTGTTGAGTCCTTTATACTATTTATCACAATTCTATCCATGCTTCCTGAGAAGAAGAAAAAGTAAATAGTTTTCCTGTACCATTACGCGAACATACTAGCCCCTTTGGGCAATTGTCAAGCCAACGGTCACCATTTTGTGGACTTGATGGACCTTCCTCGGTACTTGTTTCGGTGAACTTACCAGTATCTGTTATAGTCAATTCTATATCTTTTCCTTTTCTTTCTAAGGAAACTCCAGTTCCTTTGAAGATAAGGTCTGACACTGATTTCAATAGGTAAATATCATTAGATTCAGTTCTATCTCGTACACCAACAGCACCACCACCTGCAAGTGCAACCCAATCTATATTTTGTGCTTGTGCTGGAGAAACACTAAGCATTTTCTGTAGAACCTTTGTATCTACACTTATTTTCTTTCTGTCTTTATCATATTTTAATGGAAATTGTGCAACTACAATTCCGTCGTCACCAATCTCTCCCGCTTGGCCATCTTCACCATCTTTTCCATCTTTGCCCACGATTCCGGGTGGTCCGACCTTACCGGGAATACCTTTATCTCCCTTTATTCCCTTTGGACCCTTCTCTCCCTTGAGTCCTTTTGTTCCTTGCTTTCCCTTCTTTCCTTCTGGTCCTTGTTCTCCCAGAACACCCTGCTCCCCCTGTGAGCCTTTTTCTCCTTGAACACCCTGCTCCCCCTGTGGACCTTCTTCTCCTTGAACACCCTGCTCCCCCTGTGATCCTTGAAGTCCTCCTAAGCCCTGTGAGCCCTCTGGGCCTTGCTCTCCTTGAATGCCTTGTGGACCTTCTTCTCCTTGAACACCTTGCTCTCCTTGAATGCCTTGTGGACCTTCTTCTCCTTGTGTTCCCCGTTCCCCTTGTATTCCGTCTATTCCCTGTCTGCCAGGAACACCGGGAATTCCACTTTCACCCCTATCCCCCTTTGGTCCGGGAAATCTCATACTGGAAAATGTAGTTTCTTCCATAACGGGAGAGGTTGATTCTGTGATGAAGTCCCTTCTCTTGAATACTTCTTTCT